AGCGAAGGCGGAGGACATTAATCCTACGCAACCGGAGCTGAGAGCGCAGTGGCGAAAGCGGTGGACGCGGCAGATGGTCAGCGTGTTTGAACGGCAGCGGGACGCTGTGCTCAAATTGGCGAAAGCCAGGAGCACGGAAGGAACGAAGGCGCTGCCGGACATCGCGGTGCTGTGGGATGGGCGCCGGTGGGATGCAGAATTGACCGGGGACTTTCGGAAGCTGAGCCAGGCGACCACGGTGGACTTTGCGCGGTACGTGTCGGAGCAGCTCGGGGCGGACCTGGACGAGAGCGAGATGGAGGCGTGGATCGCTGAGAACAGCCGCATCTCGGCGGAGTACGTGAACGCGACGACGCAGTCGCAGATCGGCGAGGCACTGAGGCAGGAGGATCCGCTGGATGCGCTGAAAGGCGTGTTCGAGCTGGCGCTCTCGGTGCGGGCTGCGGAGATCGCCTTCACACGGACGACGTCGCTGGCGAATTTCGGGACGATGAACGCTGCCCGGCAGGGCGGGCTGCGGACCAAGACCTGGCACGTGAACTCGAATAATCCGCGACCGGCGCACGCGGCGATGAGCGGGGCGACGGTCGGGATCCGAGAATTATTTTCGAACGGCATGATGTGGCCGGGCGATCCTGCGGGCGGGCCGGACAATAATTCAAACTGTTCGTGCAGCGTGACGTTCGGCAGGAGCGAGTAGCGAAGAGCGAGGAGTGAAAAGCGATGAAGACCAAGACATTTCGAGCGGCAATTGAATTCAAGGCAGACGGAACATCGGGAGAGTTCAGAGCCGGCTTTGCAACGCTGAATGTGATTGACCACGATGGGGATGTGACTCTGCCTGGCGCTTTCAAAGAGCAGCGAGTTATCATCGAACCGTGGAACCACAATTGGGGATTGTTGCCGGTCGGGAAAGGGGCGATTCGTGAGGATGGCGATAAAGCCATCGCCGATGGCCAATTTTTCCTTGATACGATGGGGGGCTCTGAACACTACAAGACAGTGAGAAATTTGGGAGACCAGCAAGAGTGGTCATACTCGTTTGACATCGAGGAGAGCGAGTATGGCCAATTCAATGGCCATGACGTCCGTTTTCTCAAAAAGTTGAATGTTATCGGCGTCGGACCCGTGACACGGGGAGCTGGCATTGACACCGTCACGCTGGCGATCAAGGGCCAGAAAGCCGCGCTGCCGGCACATTCGACGCCGACGACTGACGCGGCCTGGGACGGGCCGGCGATGACGGCGCGGGCGGAGAGTGGGCGAGACGAGGCGTACTACCGGCGCATCTTCGCCTGGCGCGATCCCGACGGCGACCCGAGTGTCAAGTCGAGTTATAAATTCGTGCACCACATGGTCGCCGGGGATGGCACGCCGGGCGCGGCGAACATCCGAGGCTGCACGACTGGCATCGGGGTTTTGAACGGCGGGCGAGGCGGGACGACGATCCCTGATGCGGACCGCCGGGGAGTGTGGAATCATCTGGCGCGACATTTGCGCGATGCGGATGTCGAGCCGCCCGAATTGAAATCGGCAGACGATCACGGCCAGGATCATGGCACCGGGGACGGTGCGAGTGACACGCCCAGGAATCCGACACCGAGCGTTTATGCATCGCGAATCGAAATCGAGTTGATGGAGGATTGAAATGGACAAGAAAGCATTGATGCAGAAGGCGCTGCTGGATGCGCGCGCCATCTGCGACCTGGCCGAGAAAGAGAAGCGCGATTTTACCGGCGAGGAACGGACGAAGGTCGAGCAACTGCTGACCGACGCCAAGAAACTCAAGGATGAGATCAAGGCGCAGGAAGGCGACGAGGCGCTGCGTAAGGCGATCATGGACCTGGGAGCAGGGATCGAGCTGAACGATAGGCCAAGGACGGGACCGCAGCCGGGCGCGCCGGCCGGGAAGGGCCAGACGATTGGCGAGCAGTTCGTCTCGTCGGATTCCTGGAAGGCATTCCTGGCGCAGTTCCCGAATGGCCATATCCCTGATAGCGCCAAGGGGCTGCGCTCGAACCCGATCCATATCGGCGGGATGAAGCAGCTCATCGCTGGGGCCGACGTGACCAGCGCCGGCGCATTCGTCAACCCGGACTTTACCGGGATCTATGAGCCGCTGGGGCGCTATCCGCTCAACGTGCTCGGCCTGGTGGCGCGGCGGACGACGACCAGCGACACGGTCGAGTTCGTGCGGCAAACCCGCCAAGTGACCGAGGCTGCTCCGACGCCGGAGGCGAATGTCAAATATCCGACGGGCGCCACGGGCGAGATCACGGGCACCAAGCCGCAGGGCCACATGAATTTCGAGAAGGTCTACGAGACCGTCAAGACCATCGCGGTCTACGTTGGGGCGACCAAGCGGGCGTTGTCCGACGCGGCGCAGATCCGGGGCATCATCGACCAGGAGCTGCGCGACGACGTGCAGGAGGAGCTCGAGCTGCAGATCGTGAACGGGAACGGCATCGGCGAGAACTTCACCGGCATTTTCAACACGGCCAATGTGCTGATCCAGCCGTTCATCACCAACGTGTTCGTCACGGCGCGCAACGCCATGACGAGCGTCCAGGTCAACGGGCGCGCGACGCCGACCGCCTGGGTCATCAACCCGATTGACTGGGCCAACATCGAGCTGACGCCGGACCTGACGGGCCGATTGTATTATAACGGCCCGCTCAACACAGGCCCGAAGACGCTGTGGGGGCTGCCCGTGGTGGAAAGCCTGAGCGTGCCGCAGGGGACGGGCCTGCTGGGCGACTGGCGCAAGGCGGTGCTGTGGGACCGCGAGCAGGCGACCGTCACCGCGACGGATTCGCACTCGGACTGGTTCATCCGCAACTTAGTTGCTATTTTGTGCGAGCTGCGGGCGGCGTTCGGGCTGATTCGCCCGACGGCGTTCTGCCAGGTCCTGTGGGCATAAGCTCGACACGGATTCTGTCACGGATACACGGATAAAACTATGGCGCTGCGGGTCAACGTCGTGTGCCGGAACTATCCCGACGACCGGGTGCTGCCGAGGTTCGCGCGGTACCTGGCGGCCGGGCTCGGCTGGACGTTGACCGCAGCGCCGGACATGCACGCGGACATCATCTACCTGATGGGCTACTTCGAGGCGCAGCTTTTCCGGGAGTGGCCCAAGTCGCCAGTCGCGGCGCTGTTCACGCACCGCGAGGAGCATCCGCCGGGGAACGACAAGGCCAAGCTGTTCGACGATGTGGCCAGGCGGATTCAACTGCGGGTGGCCATGTCGGCGATCTATGCGGATCCGCTGAGCCGGTACGGGCCGACGATCCAGCCGGCGCTGCCGGTGGAGCGCGAGCGGTTCACGATCCCGAAGGCGCAGAAACACAAGCGGCCGATCATCGGCTTTAGCGGGTACACGTACCAGAACCACCGCAAGGGCGATGACCTGGTCACCGGCGTGGTGCGGTCCAAGGTCGGGCAGAAGGTCGAGTGGATGGCCAGCGGGCGCGGGTGGCCGGTGCCGACCCACCGGTACGCCTGGAAGGACATGCCGGCGTTCTACCAAAGTCTGGACGTGCTGGTGTGCCCTAGCCGGGTCGAGGGCGGGCCGATGCCGGTGCTGGAGGCGCTGGCGTGCGGGGTGCGGGTGGTGATCCCACAGCATGTGGGCATCCTGGACGAGCTGCCGGCGGTCCCAGGGATCCATCGTTATCCGCGCGGGGATGTGGCGGCATTGGTGGCGGCGCTCGAGGCGGCACTGTCGTCGCCATTCGACCACGAGGCGCTGCGGGCGGCGACGTCGGCGTACACGATCGAGAACTGGTGCGCCGGGCACGCCTGGGGATTCGAGCAGGCGTTCGGAGATTCGATGCTCAATGCAGGGATCTCGGAGCAGCCGACGCAGGAGGTGATCGAGGTGAGAGTGAAACCAGGCGCGCCACGAGAGCAGGGAACGAAGAGCACGCGGGGAATTTACGTCGTGGCGTTCGGAGACCCGGCGCGGAAATGCGCGGTGCGGCTGATGAAGAGCATCAAGGTACACATGCCCGACATCCCGATCGCGTTGTGCTCGACGGCCAAGATCGGACAGGAAGATATTCTCATCCGGCAGCCCGACAGCGACGTGGGCGGGAGGCGGGCGAAGCTGAAGGCATACGAGCTGACGCCGGCGGAGTGGAAGGCGGTGCTATACCTGGACGCCGATACTGAGCTCGTCGCGCCGGTCTACCAGTATTTTCAGTGGATCGAGGACGGGTGGGAATTCGTCATCTGCAAGGATCCCCACCTGATGGATACGATGCACGCCTTCAAGCGCCACAACAACGCGCAGGAGCTGGCCGAGATCAAAACCGCTGTCAACACGCTGCACACGCTGCAGATCAATGGCGGCGTATGGGCATTTGCGCGTAACGCGCGCGTGGCGGCATTTTTTGCACGGTGGCAGATGGAGTGGGAAAAGCACGCCCAGCGCGACCAGGGGGCATTATTGCGGGCGCTGTATAGCAGTCCGCTCAAAACATTCTGGCTGGGCAACGAATGGAACACATTCGACAAATACTGCCACGGGATCGAGACGGCTGGCATCTTGCATCACATCGGAGATGCTCGCCGGTGGAAGGGAGCGATCCAGGGGCGGATTGACAGCACCGAGGCGTGGTCGGCGGTCAGGCGATGGGAGAGGGAGCGGGCAGGATGAAAGTTATCGTAGACAACGACGAGACCAAAAACGCGGCGCTGCCGGCGGTCATCATCGCCAACGTCCGCAGCGGAGGGACTTTCCTGTCCCACTGCCTGAGCAATCACCCGCAGATTTTCTGCGACCGGGGCGAATCGCTGCATCACCTGAGCCTGTGGCACACCTACCTGACTGTGGACCGCGTAAAGTTACTTTACTGCCTGACGCACATGTCGGGCTGGCGCGCGAGCCTGTGCAAGCTGACTTATAACAACGCCTTCCAGCCCGATCTGTGGGCCTACCTGGACAAGGCGCGCCCGCACGTGATTCACCTCTCGCGCCGCAACGTGATCCGCCAGGCAGTGAGCGCACTGATCAACCGGATGGCGCGCGCGGGGCAGATCGAGCATCCGTCGCACTCCTTCGAGACGCCGGCGGCGGCGCGGGTCGATCTGGCGCCACAGACGATCCTGGACCTGGCGCGCGGGCTGCGGGCCGAGGATGAGCGAGTGGCTAAGGCTCTGGCCGGCTGGCCGCATGTCCTGGCGCTGGATTACGCCACACTGATGGGCGGCGAAGGCATGGTCGCAAGCCGGTTGGACGTCAAGGCGGGGCGCGCCGTCTGCGATTTCCTGGGCGTGACCTATCACGCGATGCCATGCGAGCTGAAGCGAGTCAACCCGCAACCGCTGTCCGAGATCCTGACGAACTGGCAGGATGTGCTGCCCGCGATCCAGGCCAGCGAGTTCGCCGAATGTCTGGGCGATGAGGCCCAGCCTGGCGCGCGCAGGCGGAAAACGAAGCGATGACGGACATCGTGCTGTGCACCAAGGACCGGCTGCCTGTGCTGAAACGGATGCTCGACTATCTGTTCGAGCGCACGACGTCGCCCTATCGCCTGTTCGTCATCGACGACGCGAGCCAGGATGGAACGGTGGGCTACCTGGTCAGCCTGCGCGCCCAGGGCAAGCTGGCGGGATTGACGCTGCGGTCCAGGAGCGAGCCTATTGGGACCAACTGGAACGCCGCGCCGCAGTTGGCACGCTCGGACGTGATGGTATTCACCGACGACGACATCCTGTGCCCGAAGCTCCAGCCTGACTGGCTGGCCCAGGGCCTGGAGATGATGCGGCGTTATCCGAAGCTCGGCATGCTGAGCCTGAACAATCCGACCTGCCACGCCGTGCGTGCCATCAAGGTGCTCAAGCGCGCCGGGGCCATCACGATCTGCGACCGGGTGGGAGCACACCTGGCGCTGATTCGCCGCGAGGTGATGATCCGCGTCGTCATCCCGAATGTCGGGGAGAGACTGGGCGGCGTGACTATTTCGGCCACCAGCAATGGCCTGGACCGCGCCTGGAGCAACGCGATACACGCGCAGGGCTACGCGGTGGCTTACCTGGCGCGGGTTTATTGCGAGCACATCGGGAACGAGTCGGTCCGCAATGGCCGCAATTTGAACCGCCGGCATGTGACGCCGATGGACGGCGACACGCTCGAGCCGCCAGCTATGTTCCGAGGTTGAAATGGATATCCTGAATCTAGGAGCGGGCAACAAGCTGGTGGCGGGGGCGGTGCAGCACGACCGGATCAAGCACCGGCCCGAGATCGACGTCGTGTGGGACTTGAACGATCTGCCGTGGCCGTGGGGCGACAACTCGTTCGACATGATCGTGGCGTGCGCGGTGCTGGAGCACCTGAAGATCAATTTGCTCGAATCGGTCAACGAGTGCTGGCGCATCCTGCGGCCGGCGGGCGTCTTGTATGCCAAGCTGCCCTACTGGAACAGCGCGGTCGCATTCCGCGACCCAACGCACTACTGGCAGTTCGACCTGACGACGTGCGATATTTTTGACCCGAACACGCGCTACGGGCGCGAGTACAAATTTTACACGGTCCACAAATGGAAGATCATCAAGCCGGCCAAGCTGAATGTCTCGCGGACCTCGTTCGCACTAAAGATGCGGGCACTCAAGAATGGGGTGGCGAAATGAGCAATGCCGGAATCGTGACCCGGGCGGAAGACCTGGTGGCGCACCACTATGCCAAAAAGCTCGGCATCGGCCTAGCGGTGGCGGCGGACTGGGCGCTGCCGTTTGAGCGGACGCTGTTCGTGGCGGCCGGGACGTGCGTGCCGTGGGACCTGGTGGGCGCCGGGTTCGGATTCCTGGAGCGATGGGACGCGGCGGCTCCGCTGTGGCGCTATGGTGCGACGGCCGGCACCATCGGGACGCCGGCGGAGCAGAAGCGCACGCAGGCGATCACGCACGATTTGCGGCTGATGGTGTATGCGCACGAGCTGCTGTTCGTCCGGAACAGCGAGGCGGGCCAAGCGCTCATCTCGACCTGGCTGGCGGAGCACGCCGACGGCGGCGATGCGCGGCTGGCATTCCTGCGGGCGCTGTACATCGTCAAGCCGATCTTTTGCGCGCTGCCCCGGTCATGGCTGGCGGACCTGGCGCAGCGCGAGCGGAGCGACCAGAAGGCGATGCTGATGAGCCGCGACAAGCATTTCGCCGAGCCGCTCATCAAGGTGGAGATCGCGCCGGGGCGCTTCGTGCAGTGCCACGCGCGCGACAAGGAAAAGATTCTCGCGCAATTCGCGAACCTGGACACGCGAAGGAACAGGATACGACATGGTGGTTGAACATATCGCTGGCATTATAGGCGATCCGAGCTCATGGACCCTCCGCACGGAGAGCGGCGAGCTGGTGGTCGTGGACCTCCCGGGCGGGCACGGGGCGAAGATCAAGATGCGCAAATCGGAGGCAATCGCCAAGGGCCTGTGGAAAGAGCCAGAGAAGAAGGCCGAAGAGAAAGCGCAGCCGCAGGCGAGAAACAAGGCGCGCCGGCCGACGGCGAACAAAGGGCGTGAGTGATGGCAGATTTTTGCACGGTCGCCGACGTCGAGGCGTTTCTGCAGGTGACGATCCACACCGACCCGGTCAAGCTGGCCTCGGCCCAGCGCGCGATTTCCGAGGCGACGGCGGCGATCAAGAATTACTGCCACCAGGAGATCGAGCGGGTGGCGAACGAGACGATCACGCTGGACTGCCTGGGCGGGACCAAGATATTTTTGCCGCAGATCCCGGTGATCGGCGTGGCGAGCGTGGTTGAGGATGGCACGCCGCTGGTCGTGACGGACGATTATATTCTCGGCCAGCACGGGATCGTGCACCGCGTGGGCGACTATTGGGCGGTCGGCATTCAGATCGTCGCGGTCACCTACACACACGGGTATGCGACAATCCCGGACGACATTGTGGGCGTGTGCACGCGGGCGGCCGCCAGGGCCTACCAGGCCGGGCTTGCGGCGGCGGCGGTCGGCGCTGTCTCGGGCGTGGCCAGCATGACGCTCGGCGATTACTCCTATTCGCTGGGGACCGGCGCCGGCGGAGGCACCGGCGAGGGACTGATGGGCGCGAGCGCGGCGCGGATGTTGTTGCTCAGCGAAAAGGACACACTCAACAAATATCGGTACGTGGCGCAATGAGTGACGCTATTTTTGGATCGCTGCTGAATAACTGGTTCACCATCTCGCGACGGGAGCGGACGAGCGATACCCAGGGCGGGTGGGAGATCACCTATTTGCCCATCGGCGTGGTACATGGACGCATCCGGCCAGCATCGAGCAGCGAGATAGAGAGGGCCCAGGAGCAACAGCGGCAGATCACGCACGTGCTGTACGTACTGCCCTTGACGGACATCGAGCGCGGCGATTTGGTGACATGCGATGGGCTGGCGGTGGACGTGCAAGGCGTGCGCGATCCCTCGTTCGCGCATCATCACCTGGAGGTGGACTGCGTGGAACATCAGTTGGAAGTCAACACCGAGGCAGGCTCATGAGCGATATTGTCTGGAAGGACTGGAACCCGCAGAAGGTCAAGGCGTCCATCGCGGGCCAGGTGGCGCAGAACATGGAGGTCGCCTGCCTGTTCGTGGCGGACAAGGCCAAGGGGCTGGCGCCCAGGCGCGGCGGCCGGCTGATCTCCGAGATTGACATTGCCGTCGAGGTCAGCGCGCAGGGGAACGTGGTCGAGGGCCGCGTGGGCGTGAAGCGCGGCAAGGCATTCTATGCGCGGTTCGTTGAGCTGGGCACGCGCAAGATGGCGGCGCGCCCGTTCTTGAGGCCGGCGGTGTTCAACAATGCGCGCGACATCGTGAGGATCATCGAAGGGCGATGATGGCAAGCGGAGCATGCAATGAACCTGAGCGATGCGTTTTACGAGCGGATGGTCGCCGACCCGACGCTGGTGGCGATGCTGGCGAATTATAAAGGCGACCCGGCGGTGTTCACGACCGATCCGGTGCCGGGCGATGCGCTGCTGCCCTACATCGTCAGCGCCGGCGAGGTGGTGGGCACGCCGTTCGACACGAAGACAACGCGCGGGCGGGCGGTCTGGCGCGACGTGCGCTGCTACGACAACGCGAACGGGACGGCGGTCCAGGTCGAGCTGATCGCCGAGCGGGTGCGGGCGCTCTTTCACCGACAGGCGATCTCGATCACGGATTTCGCGTGGGTATGGGGAGAATGCTCGGGGCCGATTGTGGCCGACGAGCTGGAGGCGTATGGCCGGGTGGTAACGGTCAAGCTCACAATCGAGGAGGTTTGAGATGGCAATGAACGGAACGGATATTCTACTGCTGGTCAATACAGGCACGATACTCACTCCGGTCTATGTGGCAGTGGGCTCGCAACGCGACGCCACGTTCGGGGAGACGACCGATGCGATTGACGTATCGTCGAAGGACCAGAGAGAGAAGCGCGTGCTGCCCGGACGGTACACGGCGGAGATCACGATGGATGCGCTGTACGTGCCCTCGGACGCAGCCTACCAGTCGCTGCGGGACGCGATGCGCAACGGGACGATGATCAAGATCGTGCGCCAGGAAAGCGGCGTCTCGCTCGAGGAGGCGACGGCCGTGGTCACTGACCTGAGCCAGGCGGCACCGGACCAGGACGGGGCGACCGTTTCGGTCGGGCTGGCGATTGACGGCGAGTGGCTGGAGCTGGTGTCATGACGGGCGCCCGGGGCGACGTCTCCATCCAGGATGGAGAGCACGAGGTCCGGCTGCTCTACACGAACCGTGCGCTGGCCAATGCCGAGCGCGCGCTGGGGAAATCCATCATCGCCGTGGCGCAGGCCTTCGGGAGCGGCGGATGCGGCATCTATGACGTGGCGCAGTTGCTGCTGGCCGGCATGGAGGCCGCGCGCCAGGAGTCCAAGGCGACCGGACGCGCGCACACCCTCGGCGATGCATATGCCGTCATGGATCGAGCCGGATTCACCCAAGCGGCCAACGCCGTGATGGAGGGCATCGCGGCGGTCCTCTCCTATGGGACGGAGACGCCCGACGAAGGCGGCGAAGACCCAAAATAGGCGAGGGGCGCATTGACTTCGACGAGCTCCTGTCGGGCGCGCTCAAGGTCGGCATCACGGTTGCGGAATTTTGGGACCTGACGCCGCGCGAGGTGTTCATGACGATGGAAGCCGCCGTGTGGAGAATGAAACAGGAGCAGGCGCGCGCGTTGAGCCTGGCGTGGCACATCGCCGCGCTGCAGCGCCAGAAGAAAATGCCATCGCTGGCACGGCTGCTGGCGGCCCTCAAGCCGCGCGAGGATGTCCCGATCCAGGAGCGGCGCAAGGAGTTCGAGGAGCTGAAAGCGCGAATGATGCCTCGGAGAAACGAAAATGGCAGGTGAGACCAAGCTCGGCACGGCACAAATCCCGATCCGCGCCACGCTCGACCAGCTTGACAAGGATTTGAGCGGCGCCAAGAACCAGGTTGCCTCGGCCCTGAAGGGCATCGGGAAGATCGCGCTGGGCGGCCTGGCGCTGGGCGCAGTGGCAGCGACCGGAGCGATCGCGGCCATCGGCCCGGCGGCCATCGAAGCCGCCTCGGACCTGAACGAGTCCATGAGCAAGGCCAAGGTCGTTTTTGGCGATTCGACTGCGGCGATTGACCAGTTCGGGAAAACGAGCGCCAAGGCGTTCGGCATCTCCAAGCAGCAGGCTTATGAAGCCAGCGGGACCTTCGGCAACCTGTTCACGACCATCGGCCTGGGTCAGGGCGATGCGGCCAACATGTCCGTGAACCTCGTCAAGCTGGCCGCCGACCTGGCATCGTTCAATAACCTCGACCCGACGCTGGTGCTCGAAAAATTGCGCAGCGGGTTGGTGGGCGAGGTCGAGCCCCTTCGAAGCCTGGGCGTCAATCTGACCGAGGCGCAGGTCCAGCAGGAAGCGTTGAACATGGGCCTGGCCAAGGCGGCCGGGGAGTTGACGCCGGCGATGAAGCTCCAGGCGCGCTATGCGCTGATCATGAAGCAGACGACGACGGCGCAGGGGGATTTTGCGCGGACGAGCGACGGCCTGGCCAACACGCAGCGGATCCTCAACGCGACCTTCAAGGACATCTCGGCCGCCATCGGCACGGCGCTGCTGCCGGGCGTCCTGAATATCGCCCGGGCGATCCAGCCGGTGGTCGAGGCGCTGCTGCCGCCTTTGATGCAACTCCTGGACCGGCTCTCGCCTGTGATCGCGGCGGCCGGCGCGAACATCGCCGATTTTGTGACACGGCTGGTCTCGGCCGGGAATTTCCAGCCGTTCCTGGACATGCTGAACGACCTGGGCACGAAGTTTTGGAACTGGCTGACCGGGCCCAACGGGGCAGCGAGCCAGGCCGGGACGATGATCAGCGGCGTGATGACAAGTCTATCGAAGCTCTTTTCGGATAACTGGCCGACCATCTCCGCCACGCTGGCCGATTGGGGCAAAAAGTTCTGGGACTGGCTGACCGCGCCGGGAGGCGTCATCGACACCTCTATCACGAAACTGGACGAGCTGGTCAAAAAATTTACGGACTGGGCCAACAGCGATGCGGCGCGCGCCGGCATGAGCCAGATGGGCCAGTCGCTCGGAGAGAATCTCGTGACGGGCGTGGTCGCGGCCGGGGAATCGGGCGGGGCCAAGGACCGGATCACGGGGCTGATCAATTCGTTGCTGATGCTGTTGAAGGACATCATCCAGGCGCAGATGACGCTGATCACCTCCATCGGCGGGTCGCTGGCCAGCGGGTTCCTGGACGGCGTGGTCAATACGATCAAGACAGAAGGGCCGGAGAAAGTCAAGCAGGCCGTGCTGGACCTGCTCGGCCCAACCTTCATGGCCGGGATATTCTCGACGCAGGGCAAACAGAACCTGGGCAACCTGGGCGAGGAATTGCGCTCCAAGCTGCCGCCCGGGCTGGGAGGCATGGCGACGGAAGCCATTCCAGGCGGAGCCGGAGCGCCGGCGGCCGGCCCGGCCCTGAATTTCTCGCCTAATTTCTACGGGATGACGGAGCAAGACCGCGCCTGGTATTCCGCCGAGGCCAAGCGGCAGGCCGAGCTGGTGTTCCTGCGCATCGTCAAGGAGGCCCGCTGATGCCTTACCGATGCGGCGCGACGCTCGGGACCCTGGCGAATGCCGACACGGTGTTCGGATTCCTACCCGAGGCGACCTATTCGCCAGGCGGGGATCGCGCGACGATGATGGACGCGAAGCAGCCCTTTCGCGGCTTTCCGCGCGCCACGTGGTCGTTCGGTTATCTCACTTTCGCGGAATGGGCCAACGCGAAAGCCGTCCTGGCCGCCAGTGGATTCACGGCGGATTGTTATATCGAGACGACTGACGACGAAGGAAATTTCGATCTCTACCAGGCCGTGATCAATTTTCCGGACCCGGCCCAACTCGAGCGATTCCTGACGAAATATCTGTACGTCAAGATTGAATTCGTGCTCGTGAGCGGGTTGGGCGGGACATGAATGCCAGCCAGGTCCGCGTCGGTGTCCTCCTCAGCCCGATCAATCCCCTCTGGACCGGGACGGTCGTCGCCTACACCACGGCGACATTCGAGCTGGAAGTCACGCCCAAGGCCGGCATCAGCGCCAGCCTGGTCGGCTGGTTCATCGACCTGGCGGGCAAGTTCATCCGCATCCGCGATGTGGACGTGTCCGGCGCGAACGCGATCCTCACGCTCGCGCCCAATGGGTTGACCTTCACAGCCGCCGATGTCGTGAACATCTACAACGTCATTTACCCGGCGCCCAAGCTCGAACGGCGTCAGACGAATGTCACGACCTGGGCCGGTGGCGGCGTGCCGGGCCGGTTCACGAACTGGAGATTCACCAATGCGGGCGGATACACGAGCCTGTGGTGGCAGATCGACCCCGGTTATCACCCGGGCAAGGTTTGCATCCACAGTGACGCGTCGATGGATGACGACAGCCTGGTCGGCGTGATCATCAAGGCATTGGGCACCCAGACGATCAAGGCGAAAAACAATTCGGGCCTGTCCGGGTCGGTGACGATCAACAACATCTCGAACGGATCGGGGACGATTACCATCGTGCCCTATGTCGTGAGCAAGGATTGGGACATCACCTGGAACTCATTGGGCGGCACGATCGACGAGCGAGACCGCGCCTCGCAGGGGCCGGTGGCCATCGTGAATCCCGAGTGTGTCGTGGCCGACGTCGGCGAGCCCTTTGACATTTCGGCGGACGGCAGCTATGCGACCTTTGATGGCGCGAATGTGCCGGCCACGATCCGGTATCCAGCGACCATCGCCCCGACCGACTACGTGTGGACGCCGGGTACAGACGGCACGGTGATCTCCGGCCAGAACACACCCAATGCGCACATCTCCTACAGCACAGCCGGCTTCCGCTATCTGAAGCTGGTCGTCACGGATTCCAACACCGTGACCCAGACGAGATATATCCCGGTCTGGATCGGCATCACGCCCGCCCCGGTGGACTCGGTGACGATCCCCTGGGCGATTGGCCGGGACTCGTCGCTGGAGCTGGAGTTCAAATCGCCGCCGACGTTTTTGCGGCATTCGCTCGTGTGCCTGGTGGACCTGGACACGCAGGAGCCGCTCTATTTGGGCTATGCCTGGCCGGCAAGCGTGAACTATGATTTTGAAAAGAGCACGCTCCGGCTGACGGCCTACCAGGCGCTGACGTTCCTCGCCCAGGTCTACTACTACCCCTTCATCCTGACCGGCCAAAAGGGCGGCTCGATTGACTGGGACCATTTCGATATGTACTCTGTGCCGCGCGGGGCAGTTTTCCTTCTGCGCTGGCACTCGAACTATTTGACGATTGCGAACGCGGAATGGGACATCGACACGGCACTCGTCCCGTCCGGCGCGTGCTGCGACCGCCGCCTGCGCTACATCCAGCCCATGAATGCGGGAACACTATTGGACGAATTGAGGTTGATGGCGCAGGAGGCGTTCTACTCGATCTATCCGCTGCCCCTGGGAGGCTTCCGGGTCCTACCGTCGCTGCTGTATGGCTCTGCGATCACCGGCACTATCGCCGAGACCGGGGTGGATTCGGACACGCTCACGCTGCCGCTGACCGACGCAGAGATGCGCATCCCGGTGGATAGAGTCCTGGGCATCCCCACGATGTCTGAGGTGACGTTGTGGGGGAATTATCACACAGGATTCCCGGCGTTGAATTTTTACTCGATCAAGGTCAAGGCGCCCCGCCAGCCGGAAGCCTATGGCCGCCCGGCAGAAGTGCCCAATCTGCTCAGCTCGACGACCAATGCGCCGGGCGATCCAGGCTACTGGGAGATGCTCCGGTGGGCGGCGCGCCACGTGGGCCTGGCAAACTATGCCAACACCTACAGCCTCCGCCCGCTGGCGGACGTTGACCTGTTGCGGTATCCGATGGTGGACATTCCCGACCCGGCCGATCCGCTGGCCACGGTCCGCGTGGTCGTCGAGAGCAAAACCATCGAGTTCCATCCCGATGGGCACGCCGACGTCGAGCTGACGGGGCGGGATTTCGGCATCACAGTCTCATCCGTCGTCGCGCCAGCGGATCCGACACCCGGCGTCGACCCGACCAACCCGATCCCGGTGCCGGACACGCTGGTTGCCGACTTTGTGGGCGTGCCGGTGACGGGCTTCGCCCCGCTGACGGTCGCCTTCACCGATCTGACCACGGGCGGGACGCCGACCCAGTGGGCCTGGGACTTTGGGGACGGGGCCACCGACACGGTCCAGAACCCGACGCACATCTACAC